ACTAAATAAATTGATTGCATTGTAAGTATGAATCCTATTGCAGCACTAATTAGATGGATCCGAGGTGAATATAAATTGTGGAAACTTCGCAGAGAAGATCCTTACATTTATGAAGATGATTGAGCATGATTGGAATAAGTGAAGGATTTCATGATGCTGCTATTGCAGTCATTAATGGTGGTAAGATTAAGTTTGCTGCCCATGCAGAACGTTATTCTAGGGTAAAGCACGATAAGCATTTAAATCTACCAGTCTGTGCAGAAGCATTGCTTCATACTGAAGATGATATCATTGCATTCTATGAACGTCCCTGGTTGAAACGTACTCGTCAGTTCTTTGCAGGACAGTATAAGAGTGCATTCAAGGAAAGGAATATCTATCTCACTCCTAGTCATTACTATTCACACCATCTCTCCCATGCTGCTGCAGCATTTCAGACATCACCCTATTCCGATGCTGCATGTGTTGTCGTAGACAGTATTGGTGAATGGGATACGGCTTCAATCTGGCACGCTCAGATGGTGGAGGGATGTGCTAAGTATAAGAAAGTATGGTCTAAGAAATATCCAAGTTCTATTGGATTGTGGTATTCTTCTTATACGAAATGGGCAGGGTTGAAACCCTTAGACGAAGAATACATCTTTATGGGTATGGCAGCGTTTGGTAAGCCCTTATACGTGGAACAAGCGCGTAACATGCTCTCTAGAAATAACCACAAAGGCTTTTCCACCTCTCTTGAAGGAAATCCAGAAGACAACTCAAAGAGTGCAGAGATTGTTCTCTATGAGGAACTGAGAAAAATTTTCAATAAAGCAAGACAGTATAGTAATAATATTTGTTATGGAGGAGGTGTCGCTTTAAATTGTGTAGTGAATACTAAGCTACAAAACGAACACCCGTACATGTGGATTATGCCCAATCCAGGAGATGCTGGAGCTTCCTTAGGGGCAGCTTTGTTATCTTATGGTGGTAAAGTCAACTTCACCCCATATGTGGGTGAAACCATTCAAAAAACGGTTGATCCAAAGAAAGTAGTTGATACATTACTGCACAAAGGCATGTGTGGGATTGCGAATGGGCAGGCTGAGTTTGGACCACGGGCTTTGGGTAATAGAAGTCTTCTAGCGGATCCTAGAACGCTACAAATGAAGGATTTAGTTAATACCGTTAAGAAGAGACAAAAGTTCCGCCCGTTTGCTCCTGCTATTTTAGAGGAACACTGTCAGGACTATTTCCGTATGCCAGCAGATAGTCGTTATATGTCCTTCGTATACGACTGTAAGCGTCCTGATTACATTCCAGCATGTGTTCATGTAGATAATACCGCTAGAGTTCAAACAGTGCCTACATGGTCTTCTAGCATCCTCAGAGAAGTCCTTGAGTGCTGGTATGAGCGTACTGGTTGTCCAGTTCTTCTTAATACATCACTCAATATTCGTGGTATGCCTATTGTAAATACTTGGAAAGATGCAGAAGAATTTTCTAAAACTTATGGAGTTCAAATATTTTAATGATTAATAACGAAACTTATTGCTGTAAGCCATTTTCAGAAATTTGCAATATTCCAGGAAAACATTACACTCCATGTTGCTGGTCTTTTCCTAAACATGAAAAAGATCCCAATAATTTGGAGAATCCCAATACAATGCTACCCTTGGATTGTTTTGATGGAGAAAATTTTAGAAAATTGAGAAGAGATATGATTGCTGGTGAAAAAACAGATTTTTTAAAATCTTATTGTCACCATTGTTTTGAATTAGAAGAAAGTATAGGAAGATCCCCAAGAACAGATAGTTTTTTAAATAACAAAGAATATATTAAAAATTTTAACCTTGACGGTTCTTTAAAAAAAGATACTAAAAATAGATTTATATACCTATCATTAAATTTTTATGGAATTTCTTGCAATTTACAATGCTACTATTGCGAACCAACTGTATCTACTTCAAGACAAAAAGCATTTGAGAAAATTGAAAATTTAGATGATACAGGTGTTATTAGTAAACAATTTCTTAATCCTAAAGAATGGTTTCATTTTGATACCAACAATCAAAACCAATTCAATAAAATAGTAAATCAAGTTCTAGAATATGCAGATATTATTAATGCAATAGAAATTGTTGGGGGAGAACCAATGCTTATGAAAACGCATTTTATCCTATTGGATAAATTGATTGAAAATAATAAGTCTTTTGGAATTTCTTTAAATTATACATCAAATATGACATTAATGAATGTAGAAAAAATGAAAAAATATTTTGAAAATTTTCGATATACACATATTCAATGGAGCGTTGATGCGCTAGAAGAAAGAAATCATTGGTTAAGATTTCCTACTAATTGGAATCAAACAATAAAAAATGTATTTGAAATACAATCATACTTTAAAAAAAATAAAAATGGAGAAATTCTTGCTACAATAACTCCAACATTATTAGGAATAGTATCTTTAAGAAAAACTTATAATTGGATATTAACAAGAAATTTATTGAATAAAAAAACACCAATTTTTAATATTTTATCTAAACCAAGTTTTTTAAGAACTAGAAATTTACCAAATTCAATTAAAGAAAAAATAGCAAATGATATAAAAATAATTTCAGAACCACATTATAATGATCTTATGCATGAAAGAGATGATCGTCAATTTGAATTGGCAGTAAAATATTTTGATTTATTAGATCAATCCAGAGGAACTAATTGGAGATCAACATTTCCAGAAGTTGCAAAGTACGCAAATTGACAATTAATAAATATCGTGGTATCATGCCTTTGGGTGATACCCGTTTACGTAAACAAATCAAATTGAAGTATATTCATGGCAAAAGGTTTTAAAGTAGTCACTAAACCGCCTACATCATCAAGCGGTGGTTCTGATGATTTTAATTTGGAAGAAGCAAAACAAATGATCAAAGACAAAAGCATTGTCTTTTGTCTTCCTGGTAGAGGCGTTTCATATACATATCTCAAAAATTTTGTACAACTCTGTTTTGATCTTGTACAAAATGGTGCGTCAATCCAGATTTCACAAGATTATTCTTCAATGGTCAACTTTGCCCGCTGTAAGTGTCTAGGTGCTAATGTTCTTCGTGGTCCCGATCAACTTCCTTGGGATGGTAAACTAAAGTATGATTACCAACTTTGGATTGATAGCGACATCGTATTCAATACAGAATCATTCTATCGCCTAGTGTGGATGGATAAGGACATTGTTTGTGGTTGGTATGCAACTGAAGATGGCGTAACAACATCGGTTGCACATTGGCTTGAAGAAGATGACTTCAAGAACAATGGTGGTGTTATGAATCATGAAATGGTTGATGGTATTCAAAAGCGTCGTAAACCATTTACTGTTGATTACACTGGGTTTGGTTGGACACTAATCAAGCATGGTGTATTTGAACATCCAGAGATGAAGTATCCTTGGTTTGCTCCTCAGATGCAAGTTTTTGATTCTGGAGAAGTTCAGGATATGTGTGGTGAAGATGTTTCGTTCTGTCTAGATGCAATCAAGGCAGGATTTGAAATTTGGTGTGATCCTATCTGCCGAGTAGGACACGAGAAGACACGAGTTATCTAATATATAAGTTAGAATTTGTGTCGGATTACACATGGAGAAATACGATATATATTGTCAGGGGAGAAAAATCTATTCTTCCGTAACGGAAGAGGATATGTTGGAGATCACGCAAGAACTTGCTGATCAATTTTATCAAAATGGTACTCCCCATCCTGACGATATTGTGGTAGAATATCTTGGTTACGACATTGAGTAAATTATGGCAGTGAAAAAATCATTGGGTGGTTCAAAAATTATTGAATCAGTTCCAAAAAATACTCGTCAGGGACGCTCCAAGAACACAAAATTTTCTGCAACAAGTAGGAATGGTGCTGGTAAGCGTTATCGAGGTCAAGGAAAATAATTCATAGTTAATATTTTGGTTTGAATTCCACTTCACATTATTATCGAAGATGGAGTTTACCCATACAGACAACAGAATAAGGTTATCAACATTGTTAATGTCTCTGATGGTAACATCAGCAGTGATAAAATTAACTGATGCGTCAATAACAATTGATAGACTATTGTCAACCTATAAAAAATAATATCTACATAAGACAGGATCAAACCCTGTCTTTTTTTAATGAAAAATCTACTATTCATATCAGAAGATCAAGAGAAAGCACTTATTCAACAATTGGTGTATAAAATCAAGATGGCAGATCTTGATATTCATCCATGTGATACTTGCTTTCTGATGGTATCACCAGACTATTCTGGTGTTGTGACACAACATCTGTCCCATGCACTCTCTGTTGATCGAGAAATCTTTCATATTGAGGCAGTGAATGTACCATTTCCTGATGAACCAATTGAATCTTATGTCAAAGATTTTCGTGAAAACTATGCACGATGGTCTAAACAATGGAAGCATTTTGTGTTGATTGAGGCTGGTATTATTCGTGGTGGTAATTACACATGGATTACACAAATGATGGATGATAACTATCATACTGTGGCGCTGTGTGAAAATATTGGGAGTAAGTTCCAATCCGATTTTGTGGGCATGTATTACTATGATGAAACACATGACCTACACTTTTGGTGGGAACAACCTAATAATCACTGGAGATTTTCAGGATAGAACCCTGTAAAAAGTTCTGATTTTACACAATCAGACAAGTTATGGACTTTGAAGAACAAAAAACTCACAATCTTACCATTCAAAATAAACTTCATGAAAAAATTCGTAATGATGAAGACTATGATGATTGGGAATATGGAACAGAACCCAGATACGAAATGCCTATAAATACGAATAAATAAACGAAGATCATATAAAAAGTGCCTCTTCAAAAAATTTCTAGGGGTTTCAAGGACATTTCACTGTCAATGAAGCGTCATCCAGTTACAAATGATATCCTTCCATTAAAAAATGAGGATGCAATCAAGCGTGCTGTTCAAAACTTGGTAAGAATTCAAGTTGGAGAGGTATTTTTTAACAATTTGATTGGTACAAGAATTAGCGGGGCACTATTTGAACTAGCAACGAATGATTTTGTTGCTCCAGTAAAAACGGAAATTGAAACTGTTATTAAAAACTTTGAACCAAGAGTTGTACTAAAAAGCGTTGAAGTTGATCCAGACCCTGATAATAATGCTCTAGACATCACAATATCTTATGACATAGTTGGTTTATCAACGCCTACACAGACAGTTACATTCATTTTAGAACCAACTAGACTATAATGGCACTAACACAATTTACAAATCTAAATTTTGAGGATATAAAATCCTCAATTAAAGATTATCTAAGAGCAAATACAAACTTTACAGACTATGACTTTGAAGGTTCAAACCTTTCAGTCATTATAAATTTGCTTGCATATAATTCTTATATCACTGCCTACAATACAAACATGGTAGTGAATGAAACTTTTATTGATTCCGCAACACTACGTGAAAATGTTGTTTCACTTGCACGTAATATTGGATACGTTCCTCGTTCAAAACGTGCAGCAAAAGCAACTGTAGACTTTTTTGTAAGTGGAATTTCAACAACAACGGACACAATTTCATTTCAACCAGGAGTTGTCGCAAATGGAAGTGTTTCCGATGTCAATTATATCTTCTCTTTACCAGAAAAAGTTACCGTAGCAGCAGATAACGGTACTTCTTACGGAAGTTTAGAAGTTTATCAAGGTCAATATCTAGAAAATTCTTGGATAGTTAATAATTCTCAACCAAATCAACGTTATATTATTCCAAATGACAGTGTTGATACGTCAACTTTACGTATTAGAGTAAAAAATACATCAACAGATACTACTTCTACTGAGTATCAACTTGTAGATAACATTCTTGGTATCACTTCTACATCAAATATTTACTTAATTCAAGAAACAACAGACGAAAAATACGAAATTTTATTTGGTGATGGTGTTTTTGGTAAAAAATTACAGTCAGGAAACGTAATTACTGCTTCCTATATCAAGACAAACGGTAAAGAAGGCAATGGAGTGTCTGATTTTAGGTTTGCAGGAACGATTTTTGATGAAAATAATGCAAATATTACCTCATTTAGTGTAGATTTGACTGCACAAGTCCCATCTGAGAATGGAGATGAGATAGAACCTGTCGAAAGTGTCAAATATTATGCTCCTAGACTATATTCATCGCAGCATAGAGCGGTAACAGCAAGCGATTATGAGGCAATTCTTCCGACATTGTATCCAAATATCGAAAGTGTAAGTGCATATGGTGGAGAAGACTTAAATCCACCGCAATATGGACGAGTTTTTATTGCCGCTAAACCTAGAAATGGATCTTTCTTATCAGATTTTACTAAAAAGCAACTTTTACAGTCATTAAAAAATTATTCTGTTGCTGGAATTGTACCGCAGTTTGAGGATTTGAAATATCTTTATGTTGAAATTGATAGTTATGTCTATTATAACACTAATTTTGTCGGTGATCCAAATAGTTTAAAGACAGATGTTATTTCTGCCATTACTTCTTATGCCAAAAGTTCAGAAATGAACCAATTTGGTGGTAGATTTAAGTATAGTAAAACTTGTTCACTTATCGATAACGTCAATACTGCAATTACTTCTAATATTACAACTGTAAGGATTAGAAGAGATCTTGTTGCACGTATAAATCAACCTGCACAGTATGAATTATGTTTTGATAATCAATTTTATAATGGTAAGAAAAATTATAACGTAAAAAGCACAGGATTTTTTGTTTATGGAGTAGAAGGTACTTGTTATTTTTCAGATGAAGTCGTAAATGGATCAAACACTGGAAATTTATTCCTATTCCAAGAAATTAGCGATCAAGAACTCAATATTTTATCAACTAAGTTTGGCACAGTCAATTATAACACTGGTGAAATCCTTATAGATACTGTAAATATTATATCAACAAGTTTACCAGATAATATTATTGAAGTTCAAGCAATTCCATTGTCAAATGATGTTTTGGCAAGAAAAGAATTGTATTTACAATTAGATATTTCTAAGAGTAATTTCTATATGAAACAAGATAGCATTTCATCAGGTGCTAATATTTCTGGAACTAGATTTGATATTCAGTCAAGCTATCAAAACGGTAAGAAAACAAGATAACAGATGATTGAAACCTCCCTATCTAAAGTCAAAATCAATGAAATTATTCAGAGCCAAATTCCTGAATATATTGACGTTGAAAATCCTTATTTTGGCGAATTTCTAAAGCAGTATTATTACTCTCAGGAGTATCAGGGAGGTCCTGTTGATATTGCTGATAATTTAGTTGAATATAAGGGACTAGATTATCTTAATACAAGAAATCTTATTGGATTTACATCACTAACATCCTATATTAGTGGTGTTGATGAAACAATCTATGTGCAGTCAACAGATGGTTGGCCAGCACAATGGGGTTTACTAAAAATTAATGATGAGATCATTACTTACACTGGTATTGGATCTACATCGTTTACTGGATGTGTTCGTGGGTTTAGTGGTATTGAAAAAAATACAAAAACCAACCAACCAGAATATTTAACATTTACTTCAAGTGGAATTGCAACCCATGCATCAAATGCAAGAGTTGAAAATCTAAGTAATGTTTTTCTAAATGAGTTTTTAAAGAAATTAAAGACTTTAGTTCTTCCAGGATTTGAAGATAGAAGTTTATATGGCGATTTAAATGAAAGTAATTTCATTAGACAAGCAAAAGACTTTTATAAGTCAAAAGGAACTGAAGAAGCATTCAAAATTCTCTTCAAAGCATTATATGCTGAAAAGGTTGAGATGGTTCAACCCCAAAAGTTTGTTATCAAACCATCTGATGCAGATTATATCAAAAATGATGTTCTAGTATGTGAAGCAATTAGTGGTAATCCTTTAAAGATTGAAGGAGAAACTCTATTTCAAGATACGACACCACTACAAACTAGTGGTTCAATCTATAATGTAGAAAAAGCAATTATAGATGGCAATACCTATTATAAGATTGCTATCTCAAAAGGAACTACTATTGGCAAATTTATTCAGGTTGGAAAAACTTTTGTAACAAAATCTTCTGGTGCAGGATCTACTATTATCAATGTTGATAGTACAGTTGGATTTGGTGCAACAGGAGATCTATCCTATGAGGATCTTCAACTTTCTTATACAGATAAAAACTATACTCAGTTCCTTGGTGTTTCTGGCATTACAACAACTGCAGGTATTGGTTCAACAGTTTTTTCTTCTGGACTTGAAGCATACTCGTATGAAGATGGAGATTTAGATGCTCCAGTTTATCTAAACGTTGTAGGAACAATTAGTAATTTCAATGGTTTTGCAATAAATCAGCAAGAAGAAAGTAGTATCAACGTAAAAACTTTAGGTATTGAGCAAAAAGACACTAGATTTACATCATGGATTTATAATACTCCAACAAAATATATTGTTGACAATATTATCTCATTAGGTTCTAATGTATATGAATTTTTATTCTTCTCGGATCATGTTATTTATGTTGGTGATACACTCGATATTATAGATGAAGATAATAATATTATTGTAGGAACTTTAGTCCAAATCATCAATAATAAAACAATTCAAGTCAACTGCTCTGCTTTAGATTTATCTAAAAAATATTTTATTAGAAGGCAACTAAAAACAAATAAAAATTATACAGCAGATATTCAAAATGTTTATTCTGCTGGTAATGATGTATATGTTGCATCAAATAGTCTTCCACACTGGACAATAAATCCCCAAAAGAGAATTAGAAACTTCACTACATCTGGAGTTTCAACAAATACACAAATTTCAATTATAGATCATCATTTCAATGATGGTGAACTTGTAGTATACAAACCATCAAGCACAAATGGTTCTGTATCTGGATTGAGTACTAATCAATCTTACTACATTCGTAAAATAGACGATAATACTGTTTCACTTGCATATTCACTGGAGAATGCTCGTAGAGGTCAATATATCACTATTTTTGGATCTACTGATTTATCTGGAATTACTACACATTCACTAACTCCAAGTAATGTTGGTTTTTCTACAATTGGAGCACAAAAATTACTAAGAAAGTTTGTAGTTTCTGAATATAGTGAGACTAAAAATGAGACAATTCAAGGTGGAGTTGGATTATTTGTCAATGGAGTAGAAATTTATTCTTATAAATCTACTGATAAAGTTTTTTATGGTCCTATTCAATCAGTTGGTGTTCTGAATGAAGGATCAAACTTTGATGTAATCAATCCTCCTAGACTTTCTGTTTATCAAGATGGACATACTGGTGCGGGTTCATCTGTTGTTGCACATGTATCTGGAACCATCCAAGAAATTCTTGTCGATACTGAAGGACTAGATTATACAAGTACCCCAGCAGTTTATATTAGTGGTGGCAATGGTTCTGCTACTGCAGAAGCAAAAATGAAGTTGGTTGCTCATCAAGCAGACTTTGATAGCACTAGCACGGGTGGTATTGTAGATACTGTTACTGATAAATTTACTTTCTCAGAAGCACATGGGTTCAAACATGGCGAGGAAATTATCTACAACACTCGTGGAACAACTCCTATTGGTCTTGGAACAACACCAGGAACACTTACTAATGGTTCTTCTTATTTTGTCATCAAAAATAACGACTATACTATCTCATTAGCAGAAACAAGACAGAAAGCTCTTGTTGGCATTGCAACTCTTGATATTATTTCTAATGGTCAAGGATTTCATGCTTTCTCTACTAAGGAAAGAAGACTAAAAGTTGATAAAGTTTATATTATTGAAAATGGAACATTTTACAATAGGGAGAATACAACAACTCCTATTGGCATCAATACATTCACTGATATAATCACAATTAGTAACCATGGATATTCTTCTGGTGAAGAACTGAAGTATTCTACAGCAGGATTATCAGTTGGTGGACTAAGTACAACAACAAAATATTACGCCATAAAGGTTGATAACAATCAATTTAGAGTATCAATTTCTACTAGTCTGACAAATTACGTTGGATTGACTAGTGTTGGATCAGGATACCACATCTTCAATTATCCACCAATTATAATCACTCTAAATGGTCCTCAAGGTATTACCACAGCAAATGCTACTGTTACTCCAATCGTAAGAGGATCTATATCTGGTGTTCATGTAAAAGATGGTGGTGGTGATTTTGGATCAACAATCATCAATGACAATTATAGACCCGAAATCAGAATTATTGAAGGATCTAATGCATCACTAAGACCATTAATTGTAAATGGTAGACTTGACAGTGTTATTGTAAAAAGTGGTGGTTCAAATTATTTTAGTGCTCCAGATATCATTATTGATGGTGATGGTTCTGGTGCAAAGGCAAAAGCAAATATATCCAATGGTCAAATTGTAAGTGTTGATATTATTGACCAGGGCGGAGGATATACGACTAATGGAACAACAATTACTGCATCAACACCAGGACAAGGAGCAATATTCTCATGCAATCTAAAAGAATGGACAGTCAATCAAGTTGAAAAATATGCAAAAATTGGTGATGTAAGTTCCGATGATGGTTTCTATGAAACTGTAAGAAACACCAAACTTGGTAATCCATATGTAAATTACTATGTTCCAAGAACTCTAAGAACTTTCTTAGGAGATAATGGATCTCAACATTCTCCAATCTTAGGATATGCATATGACGGAAGTCCAATTTACGGACCATATGCATTTACAAACTATACTGGAACTGGAACACTAAAATATCTACAATCAAGTTACGCAAAGATTTCTGGTGCAAGAGTTGATGGTCCAAGTATTTCACAATATCCAGCAGGATTTTTTGTCGAAGACTTTACGTATGTTCAGGGTAGTGGTGATCTAGATGAATATAATGGTCGCTTTGCAATTACGCCAGAATATCCAAATGGGGTTTATGCATACTATACAACAGTTTCATCCTCTGTTGTAAACGACAATGGTAGTCCTTTCAATGGAGTAAGACAACCAGTATTTCCATACGTAATTGGTAATTACTATAACTTCACTCCAAGCATCTTCAACTATGCTTATAATTCTACGCAAGACATTGATCCTATTTCTCTAAGTTTAGTAAGAAATACTGATGCTTATAAGATCAATGACGGATATGAATTTATCTCAAATTCAAATAAGAATACAACTATACAATCTAAGATTTCTAAAATAAAATCTGGAAGTATAGAAAAAATTGATGTAATAGAAAGTGGTTTAGATTATAACGTTGGAGATAGGATAGTATTCGATAATTCAGATACATCTGGTTTTGGTGCTATTGCAAAAGTATCAAAAATTGTTGGTGTTGCAGTAACAAATATAACTTCATCAATAACAACTTTGAGTAATATTGATTTGGTATGTAATAATGGATCAGTAACTGCTATTTCTACAACTCCACACAATTTGTCAGATGGTTCTTATGTAAGTATTGTTGGAATATCTTCTACATCATTCAATAATATAACTGGAACATTTAGAATTGATGTAAAAAATATAACATCTGGTCTAGCAACTTCTATGCTAGCAACTGGACTTACAACTAGTGTTCAAATAACAGATCTTGCATCAAAGTTTTCTGTCAATGATATTATAAAAATTGATAGTGAGCAATTCCTTGTTATGGGAATTGATAAGGCAAATAATAAATTGAATTTACTGAGAAGATATAATAGCACAACAGGTGCTGCACATACCAATCGTGCAGAAATTGTTCGTCTTGAAAAAGAATTCACTTACGAACTTGATAAGGTAGTTTCTCTATCAACTCCTAAAAATGAAACTGTATTTTTTGATGCATCATCTTCTGTTGGCGTTGGATTGAGTTACGGTGTTGGTATTGGAACAACCATTTCTTACATTGGAGCAGGAAATAGTCAAAAATCAATCTTTATACCTACTAGAAGTATTTTTCTACCAGACAATCCTCTACTCCATGGTGAGGAAGTTTTCTATAGTCCTGGTGCTGGTACTTCTCTGACATATTCATTGAATGGCAGTGCAACATCTCCAATGCCATCAAAGATGTATGTACAAAAACTTACAAAAGATTTGATTGCACTTACAAACGTAAAAACTGGTATCAATTCTGATTTATCAAGAGTTTTCTTCAATGGAAACATCGGAATTGGTAATAGCCATTCTTTTACAACCAGAAGAAATGTTGTATCGTGTAATGTTAAAACAGTAAATGTTGTTGTATCAACTGCATCTTCTCACCGATTGAGACCAGATGATGTCATTGACATGACAGTTGTCTCTACTGCTACAAGTGCAGTATCTGCACTATACGATCCTGTTACTCGATTTATAAGTATTGGTTCATCAATCAATCCTAGAATTGGTGTTACTATTGGTGATTACTTAGAATTTGATGTTTCTCATGCAAGTTTACTAAGCACTAAATTAGAATTTTTCTTAGATCAAACTTATAACAAAACATTTGTTGGATCTGGTGTATCTGCATTAGAAATTACAAATCAATTTGCACCAGGAATTACCTCGGCAAAAACAACAATACATTTTACCGAACAAGTTCCTTCAATATTATACTACAGATTTACTTCTCAAAATCCGTCTAAGGTTGTTGAAATCAATAAAGATATTGATGAGTATTCAAAAATAGTTGTTCATAATAGTAAATTTACTGGAACACATTCACTAACAACAACAACAAATCAAACACTTACATATAATATTTTTGAAATACCAGAAAGAGTAGGTTATACTAGTGCATCATACATCAATTATACAACAAATTCTACTAATACACAGGGTCCTATTTCAAAAGTCAATATTTTAGATGGTGGAAAAAATTACAAATCTACACCTAAAGTATCTGCATCGTCTACAACAGGATCTTCCGCAACACTGAGAGCGTATGGGTCAGACATTGGATCTATTGATAGTGTTCAAATTTTAGATTTTGGATATGATTATCCATCAGACAAAACACTACAACCACAAGCTGCAGTTCCTCAAGTCATTACACTCAAAGACAATTATAGTGTTGATACTGTTGCGATTACTTCTACTGGATCGAAATATCTATCCGCACCTGATCTAATTGTATATAATAGAAAATCTGATATTATCAATACAGAAGCAAGTCTTATTGCTTCTTTATCTGGAAGTAGTGTTGGATCTGTAAGGATCGTTAATGCTGGAGGAAATCTCAAGAGCACTGATAACGATCTTATTGCAGTCAATAATACTAATGGTGTTGGAATTATCAGTGCTACGTATTCTGCACCAAATGTGACACTAAAATTACAAACACCAACTTCAGGATTTACTACATCCAATCCACTACCATTTGCTGTTGGAGATCAAGTATTTGTTGAAAATATTGGTGTTTCTACTGGTAAAGGATATAATTCTGCACAGTATGGTTATCGTTATTGGACAATTACTGGAGTAAACACTGCATTTGGACTAGTTAATCAAGCTACAATTTCTTATGCAGTAGATGAAAATCCTGGTACTCATGATGGATTGACATATGGAAGTGTATCAAATGTAAAAGATATTGCTACATTTAGTTTGACACTAAAAGAAGGTGAATTTTATAATGGTGAGGAAGTTTATACTAAAACATCATCATCAAAAGTTATTACTGGAAAAGGCTCAGTAACAGATGTATTGAGAGTTGATAGTCTTGTCGGTCTTAATACTGGTGATTTGTTGAAAGGTAGAATTTCAGGTGCATCTGGAATTATTGAAAGTATGCAGAATTATTCTGGATACTTTGATGTCAATTCAACTATTTCAAAAGATTTTGGATGGGAAAGAGACACTGGAAAACTAAATGAATTTTTCCAGAGAATTCATGATAGTGATTACTACCAACAGTTTGCATATTCTCTAAAGAGTAAAGTTGGTATCAGTAGTTGGAGTGAACCTGTTGATAGTTTAGGACATATTGCAGGTTTCAAAAAACATTCAGATTTACTTGTTCCATCTGATAGTCTTGCTGGACTTGGTAGCACTAGTGTATCAACTGGGATTGGATCTCAAGCAAGTACAATTGTATTAATTAATCCAGATGCTACAAAATTATATTGCAAACACGATTGGGATCTTGTTTATGAAAAAACAAATAGTGATGCAACAATCAGTGATAAAATTGTATTTAATTCAAATAGATTTGGTAGTTCTTTAATTTGTAACTCTAACAGAGTACTTGAAATTGATGACATTAGTCCACAATTTTATTCTGATCCAGATATAAGTAGATCCATAGAACTTGATAGTTTTGACATCAATCAAGCATCTGCAATTAAATATTACGCACAAGTTGTACTCGATACTTCGTTAGGAATTGTTTTCAACGAAACACAATACACAGAATTTGTCGTTTCTCATAATGGTGCGATATCGTTCAATAATCAATATTCTGATTTATCCGATGCATTTGATCTTGGAGATTTTAGTACTTCAATTTCTGGAACAACCGTATCAGTCCTATTTTCACCATATAATACAACGTTTATTTATGATATAACTTTCTACAAAGAAAAAATTGAACCTGGTGTTGGTGTTGGAACTACTTCATTTGGTCATATCAAAAAAGTTGGAGTTTCATCTTTTATTGCATCATCTGGATCTCCAACAGAACAAATTATTCAATCTATTGATGCGAACGAATTCAAGAGTGGTAGTGTAGTTGTTTCTGTTATTGGAGTAAATCAAAAAAATATTGTTGAAGCATCTTTCTTAGGAATAGGATCTACTGCTCAATATGTTGAGTTTGGTAAGATGGACAGTGGAGTTGGACTTGGAACGTTTAGTGCAGATATGACGGCAACAAATACACTTCATCTAAAGTGGCTACCTGCCGCTGGAGTTGGTGTAACGGTTGCTATGCTGTCTACCTTAGTTGGTGTTGCAACGACAGTTTCTAGCGGCATTCCAGGCACCTCTCGTGAAGTTGGAGATGCTTCTTTGAATTGCACTAGAACTACAATCTCTTCCTCTGCATCACCATCCGCAGAAATAATAGCAATTATTTCATCTAACAATTATGTTTCTGTAAAATATCTTGTTGAAATACACAATACAACAGACAATCAATATTCATTCTTCCATGTAGCAGCAAATGTCTATGGAGATGTTGTGAACTATGTCAAATATAATAATCTTTCAACGTCTGTAGACGTTAGAAGAGATATTCAAAATGTGGACATGATTGTTTCTGGTGCAAACGCTTTACTAAGATTTACTCCAAGAGCAAATAAAGCATACATTGTTAGAACTTCTGAAATTAGAATTGATAAACCTGATGATGTTGCAGATGATACGATCGTAATCTTACCATAAATACTCCAAAAACGATATGGGATTTGAGTTAGGATCCGTCAACAAACAATATAATTCTGCAACGGAAACCTTTAGGTATTCGTTTAGATTGACGCATGAAGGAGATCCTATCTTTCATAAAGTTTTTGATGGGTCAAGCACTTCTTCAGTATTACTTGGTGCAGATACTTTTGTAATAGATAATCATTTTTTTGTTACTGGAGAACCATTATACTACAATGCTGGTCCAGGAAATACTGCCATAGGCATCAATCCT